AGACCAATTGTACGAAGAAATCCAAATACCCCTATTGATTTCGGTTATTTATTTTTTATTTCAATTGCCCATTTTTAAAAGTAATTTATTTCATTTTTTCCCTGCTCTTTTTATGAAAGATGGGAATATGGGGTTATATGGATATTTTTTTACGAGTTCACTCTTTGGATTACTGTATTATTTATTGTCAAAAATAACGACACATTTTAGCCGGTTCTAAAAAACCATAAAATTTTACATTGAAAATAAAAACGTTCAATGTAAAATATAAAAATCTAACAGATATGAATAATATCTAACCTAGTAACAGCGCACAAAAAGAATGATTCAAAAATATATACATAATCTTATTGATAATTTACCAGACAATATAAAAAAAACGTCAACCCCAGAAAAAATAAATATTATTCTATCGGGGGGAGCATTTAATGGTTCCTATTTAGTAGGAGCTCTTTATTTTTTGAAAGAAATGGAACAACGAAAATATGTAAAGGTTGATAAAATATCAGCGTGTAGTATCGGATCGATATGCGCCTTATTATATCATATAGATGCTCTGGATTTAATGTCAGAATTGTATGAAATACTGTTACAGCATCTAAAACATTCACACAATTTGAATGCGTTTGATTCTGTGTTTGGGAAATTAAGACCACTATTACCGACAAATATTTGTGAAACAATGACAAATCGTGTATATATTTCGTATTATAATGTAAAAAAAGGGAAAAAAATAATAAAATGTAAATATCGAAATATAGATGAAATTTTTGAAACAATAAAGCGTTCGTGTTTTATTCCAATCATAACAAATGGCGAGATATTAGAAAAAAATAAATATATGGATGGAATAACTCCCTATATATTTCCGTGTGTTATACATAAAAAATGTTTATATTTAGACTTATTTAGTAGTGATAAAATAAAATATATATATTCTGTTACCAATGAAAAAACAAATTTTCATCGTATTTTATCAGGGTTATTAGATATTCATTTATTTTTTATCAAACAGACGAATACTCAAATATGTAGTTATGTGGAAGACTGGTCGTATTCGCATATATGTTATAATAAAATAAAAACGCATATTTTGGAATATATTATATATTGTATCGCGCGAATATACTATCTTGTAAAAAAATATTTATCTGGATATATGCGGCGCAGTTGTGTAAATGATTCTATTATTTTCAAAATAATATCAAATATAATATCAAATATAATATCAAAAATTATTACAGATGTATATGTGATATTATTAGAAAAATATTGTTTCTAATGTGGAAGAAAACGGAGGCTTAAGCGCAGCAAAAACCGAAGTTTTCTGTTCAAACTATTTATTTTCACATCGTAAATTATGAGTGCTCTATCAGCAGTTATAAAAGATTCGAAAAATATAACTCCTACCTCCGGATTTGGTTCGCTCCAAAACGATTCCATTTCTCCAAAAAATTCATCAGATAATATTACAGATAAAAGTTGGACCGTTACAAATACAAATACTTTATTGAAATGGATATCCATAGGTTCACATTACATAAAAGTATTAGAGAAAAATATTGCAGATAATCGTATGGTTATTCGAATAAATACAATTCAGTCTATTGCGCTGACAACTGCAACTGGGTCTATTGGGGTATCTCAAATAAGCTCCATATTTTCAGCACAGACGCAAATGGTACTAACTTTGATATTTACAGTAATGTCGTTTTTCTTGACCTTGTCTACAGGCGTTATCAAAGTATTACTTATTCAAGAAAATTTAGAAAAATATATTCAAGTAAAACAAGAATGGACATCCTTTATTACCAATATTTCTACAGAACTGCAATTACCTAGGAGTGAAAGGCAAGACGCCATAAAACTAATCCGAGACAATAAAATGATGTATTTGTCGTTGTTGAATAAAGATATTGAATTGAATTACACTTCGGAACACCACGCGAGAAGACGTATAGAAGATGAAATAACTATTAGTAAAGTAGAACTAGATGAAGAACGTAAAAATAATGTTTTGAAAAAAACTGGCAAAAATGATTTTTTAATTGATTTAGATTTTTCGAAAAAAACGGCACTTCATAATGATTACGCCAAAATGATGAATAGTGTTGGTATTTCAATATCTGATATTACAAATCACATAGTGAAAACAGAGCTTCAAGCAATAGTAGAATTTGATTTGGAAGCACAATATAGACAAGTAAAAAAAAAGGAAACACAACTTGTAAAAGAACAATTCACGATGGAACTCCAAAATAGAGTGAAGGATATGGAAACGAAGCGTGCGTCAAATATGCTTATGATAACACAATCACAGTCAAATCCTACACCTTTACGTGGATTAACTCGTGATGTCTCAAAAATAGATGTAAATAAAATGATAGATGTAAATAAAATGATAGATGTAAATAGAATGGATGAAGAACACTCTGAAACTATAGATAATGATATTGCTGAAAATGATAAAGAGTCAAGTGGGTTTTTTAGAAATTTGTTTAGAGTATAGTGGAGTGGAGCGAGCCGAAGGCGCCGGTTGTAAGCGTAGCGTAGCCGGAGTTTGGATGTTACACAAATAAACCACCTCTTCCTCTTTCCTTCTCTCGTGTACCTTTTGTAAATCTTTTACCAAAGATACGTTTCATCATTTTATTTTTTTTTGTTTTCTTATTTGTTGGTGTTTTCTTATTTGTTTTGTATGTTTTACTCTTCTTATGTATTGATTTCTTTTTAACAATCATTTTATCACTTGGCCTGTATCTTAAAAACCATTCTTCAAATTCCGGATCATTTATTTTCCCCTTTAATTCTTTATGTTTTTCGGATTTTTCGGCACGCATTTCTTCCACTGTTTCTTGATGTCCGTAACAATTAATACTAAATCGCTTTAATAACCCAGATTGTTTTAAACGGTTTTCTTGTTGAACGTCAAATAAAAATTGCGACATGCAAATAATTCTATCAGTGTTAAAATAGTCCCTTCCCGAATATAAAAACGCCAAATAAAAACTCAACATAGTATCAATTGTCGCTATTTTTAACGGATGTCCATCAATATTAATTATATTATAACTGTGACACGCAATGGGTTTATAAATGAACGCAATGGTATCTTTTCCGAGTAATATTTGATAATGAGGCGCAATAATATCCCCAATTGCTTGTCTTTCAACAATCTTTATATTTTTATAACCATCATCTTCTAATCGTTCTTTTAAAATGTTCGCGGTTTTATCGGGTTCTTCCGACAATACATCAAAATCAGGAACACTTTCTAATTGTTTTCTTAATTTTTTCGGCATATATTGTGAATATAATGAAATAGCATAACTCCCGAAAAAAACGACACCTTGTTGTATAAACGAATCTCTCACGGTTTTATATATTTTCTCTTGGTCGTTTTTAGCAACTAAATCTCTTTGAAAATCCATATCACTACAATGTGTGCCTTTCAATGGGTAATTTTTATTCAGTAATGTTAAACGCTTTAATACCTTTTCCCATCGTCCAACATCGCCAGCAGGTCTGGATAATTCTAAATACATTGACATTCTAAGAAAATTGGGAGGCGCATATAAAATACCATTTACCTTAACACAATCATTTTTTAACGCATTATAAATATCTTTATGAACATAGGTTATATCAGCCATACCCAAAAAATTGACAAAAACTTTATATGTTCCGTGATGTTGTCCCGATTTGGCCTCCACCTCAAGAAATCCCTCTTTCACGTAAATATCTGCTAATTCTTTTGCGTCTCCTAATGCGTCTATACTAAAAAAATCGTAATCAGATAACTCAATATCTTTATTGTAAAATTGGTCTGATTTTGGTAATATATTATTTATTGCCGTTCCACCATATACAATGAGTTTTTTACGCCTGATAAAATTCTCTACAATTTCAATCATTCGCTTAATTTCAGGTGAATTTACAGATGCTTTTCCAATTTTTTCTTCTGCCTTATCCACGACTGTACGTAAAATGGCTAATTCACAATCTTGAAATGATAAACCTTTATCACATATTTTGTTTTTCATATTATTTTGTCGGTATATTATATCTGTATATAATATTATCTGTATATAATATTATATTTTCTACAAAATAATATTATTACGATTGAATTGTCTAAATTTTGAAGTTATAATAATCCGCTTTCACCTCTCTTGTCTGGAACGAAAGAGCCGGATTTTGTGGAGTTGCGTCAGGAATAATGACAGGTATATATCGCAATCGCTCTGGTTTTAAACAAAACGCATATCCAGATTTGTCAAAAAAAGATTCATTTTCTTGTATATTGACATCATTCATTTGATATCTCATTCCGGTCATCTGTACACCAGTCTCTCTACAAACAATACCACTTGGATTTGAAGGATTAGATGAATCATTATCAGGCATTGCAATAGTCATATTCTGTTTATTAAAATCTTGAAGTTCAACAATATCCGGTGTATTTTTTACACTATAATAGGTTAATGCGCGCATAAAAATAGAATTACTCGTTATATTCACATATTCATAAAATTCCTTGTTTTCCATAAAACTATTATTGGATTTTTCGACAATAACAATTATTTTTTTTTGTAAGTCTATTAGTTTTAGATTTCCCATATTTTTACCATTATTTTCATAACTTGTAGCCGATCCAAGAAATATTGAGTCATATTGTTTAAAAATAGCTGCTAAATTCTTATACATTTCCGGGTTGGTAGATTTAAATCTGAAATGAAGTATAACAGGATCCAATGGATTGGGTGCCGTGCTTCCTGAAAACGCGTAATTAGCAATAATATTCATTGCTTCTGACACGGGAACATAGTTGTATGTTTCCTTAACAAAATTACTTTTTACGGTGCTTGTTGCAATAACGGGTTGATTATTCACCGAATATATTTCGAAATCTAACCCTCTAACACCCTGTTTCAAAATATCTTTAAGAGCACACGTTGCTACAAAATCATTTTTATATGTGCCTGTGCTGCAGCAATTATATGCGGTTTTAATATAATAATCTCTAAATAAATAATTGCAGTTCGGGTCATTTTTATTTAAAGAAGTAATACGTCCATTTATTTTAGAGTAAAGTTTATCTATTGATGAACAATTGGTTGTTTGTAACGTAGACATACGCCACAAATATATTGTTACAAAAATGACAATAAGTATGATAAATGCTAATATTATATTTGCGGCTGTATCTTCCTTAAGTGCCATTATTTTATTCAATGTATTTTCTATTGCGTTTGATGATTTTGAATTTACTAGCATATTGTCTATATTATTATATTATTATATTTTTTATAATAATATTTTTAGACAAAACAAAACAAAACAAAACAAAACAAAACAAAACAAAACAAAACAAAACAAAACAAAACAAAACAAAACAAAACAAAATGTCCAAAAAAGGTAAAAGGGTATAAATATATATTATTTGTATAGTATAACTAAAAAATGGCCGGCGGTTTATTACAACTTGTCTCACAAAGTCAACAAAATATCATTTTAACAGGAACACCCCAAAAATCATTTTGGAAATCTACTTGGATGCGTTATACTAATTTTGCACTTCAAAAATTCCGATTAGATTTTGAGGGAGCGCGCACATTACGGTTATCCGAAGAATCTATATTCACATTTAAAGTAAAAAGATATGCAGATTTATTGAAT